CCCGAGGCGGAAGCGAAAAAGGCGGAGGCGGAAAAACAGGCGGCCGAGGAACCACAAGAGAAACCCGTTAAAAAGCCTGTGAAACAAGCCGCGCAGGAGCCGCAAGCCGAGCCCGTTAAAAAGAGCGCGAAAGCGCAGGCGGACGAAATCTTGAACGAGCTGACGAACGGCAAGTCTGAAGCGAAAAAAAACGAGACGGAACCGCCCGTAGAAGCGACGCAGGAGGAACTGCCGATCAATGCCCTGCGTCAACCGAACGCGGCGTATGAGGCGTTAAAAAAGCCCGCAGAAAAGCAAGCTCCAGTCGGGCCGAAAGTATTTGAGGACGTTTAATATGGAAAAGCGGTATTTAATGACGCAATCCCTGCTCTCCGCGTGGCTGTATCAGTACAACTGCGCGGAGGGGTACGAGGAGGAAGCGCGGGAAAGTTTCTTAAAGACCTTACGTCGGGAGCCGACGGAATCGAGCGAGTCAATGGAACGTGGTATCGCATTCGAGGACGCGGTTTACGAGGTTATCTGCGGTAACAAGACCGCGGCGGCCGCGTATGCGTCGCAGTGGTCGAAACGCGGCGAGGAAGTGCCCGAGGGCGCGTGTATCCTGGAGCTTGCGGAACAGCTGTCGGGCGGCATATACCAGCTGACGGCGTACAAGGAAAAGACGATCTCGGGTGAGCGGTTTCTGTTGATGGCAAAATGCGACTGGGTAAAAGCGGGTGTGATCTATGATTGTAAGCGGGTGGAGCGTTACGAAGTCGGCAAGTATTACGCTTCCCCGCAACACCCCATGTATTTGGAGGTAATCGACACGGCGCTAGGCTTCGAATACAAGATATGCGACGGGAAAGACCTTTACACGGAGCGTTATACCCGTGAGGATATCCCACAGAGCGCGGAGAGCCTGATCGCGGAATTTATCGGGAGTATGAAAAGCGAGGGGCTGTGGGAGACGTACACGGCGTTATGGCAAGCAAAATAAACGTGAGGGACGGGAGTATGAAGGGAGTGAACGGATTTACATTTTTCAAGAATTATTACGACGCGATTACCGATCCCGATAACGGGTTGACGGCGGAAGAACAGGGCGAGCTGTATAACGCCATATTCGCGTACATGTTCGAAGACGTTCTCCCGTCCTTAAAAGGCGCGTGCCGAATGGCGTTTAACTTAATCAAGCCGTCGCTGGATAAGTCAAAAGTCCGTTCGGCGGCACGAACGAAAGAGGAAGAAACGGAGCAGACAGAAGAAGAAACGGGAACAAACCGAAATCAAACGCAATCAAACGCCAATCAAAAAAAATCAAATGAAATCAAACCGCAATCAAACGAAAAGAAAACGGATTTGTCACCTTCTATGAATAAAGAAAAAGAACAAGAAAGAGAAAATAAGAACGAGAATAAGAAGAACGAACAGGAAAGAGAAGAGGGTGCAGGGGGAAGAGAAAACCCTTTGAGCGCGACGGAGCGCACGGAAAGATCGTTCGTTCAGGAAAAGTTTTTTAAGGAACACCCCGAGATAGAGGTTGACAACTATCCCGCATGTTTGGCGAGTGAGATTGATTTTGAGGTTTTAAGCGCGGAAATCTCGAAAAGCGCGTACCTACGCGGCACGAAATCGTTTTCATGGCTTTGCAAAAATTATCGTAAAATCGCGCTGGGACAATACCGCGACTATGCGAAAAGCACAGACCCGCCGACGGAGGACACGTCAGCGGAGCAAGAGCGGGAGCGGGAATGGAACGAGAAGCACGGCAAGGGCGCGGGCACATAAACGAAACGGGAGGCGGATATGGGAGATCGAGGTTTATGTCCAATAGGAGACGATTTGCAGACGGTCGTACATAAGCCAGAAGAATACGCGGCAAAAAAGAAAGCGGTGCTTTCGAAAATTGACCCGAGCAAGGAATTTGTGCAGGGCGGGGAAATCTTTTGCAGGCGTTGCCGCAAGGTAAAATCACTGGATATGCCCGAACGCGGGGTGTTCATGAACTGTGTCTGCGAGTGCGAAGAAGAAGCGGAAACAGCACGCAAAAAACGCGAACAGCGTGCGGTGCTGGCGGAGAAATATCGCCGCATGAGTTTCAACGAGTTGGGCCGCGACTATGAACGCGCCACGTTCGAGCGCCTAAACATGAGCGGCGCGACGGAAGAATTTTTGACCGCGGCGGAGCGTTGCGAGAAATTCTGCGTGAATTTTGCGACGGTAGAAAACTCGGGGCGCGGGATCTGGCTATACGGCGGCGAAGCGTTGGGCAAGACACACCTTGCGGCGTGTATCCTGCACGAGCTGGAGCGGGATAAAATCCCGTGTGTATTCACGACGCTGGAGCGGGTATTGTCGAAGTTGAAAGCGACCTACAAAGACAGCACTCAAGAAAGCGAGTACGAGATTATGCAGCGCCTGACGCGGGTGGATTGCCTGATTATAGACGATCTGCAGGCAGTAAAGCCGAAAGGCAGAAGCGCGGGTGAAAGCTGGGCGATAGAGAAATTTTCGGAGATAGTAAAAAGCCGTTACGATTACCATCACCCCACGGTGATTACGAGCCGCCACAGTTTACGTGAGATGGCGATTAAGGGCGAAATCCCGATGTCCGTCGGGGATAAGCTCGTGGAGCGTCAGGTGGTGATGCAGCTTACGGGCGAGCCGCGGCGGAAACGCAGCGCAGGCCCGATCGAGTTTTAGGAGGACGGAATGGGAATATATTGCAAAAATGCGGACAGGTGCTCATATCATCCGAGCGGGGCTTGCGATCTGATCTTCGATTGTGTATGTTTCGAAGCCGCCGTGGGCCAAGGGTTGCAGTCAACTGCAAAAAAGACGGTAACGCAGATGCTGACGGCGAAAGAGGCAGAGGAACAGGAAGCGTTCGTGAAGTGGTGCGAGCTGAACGGAATACCCGTGTTTCATATCCCGAACGAGGGCAAGAGAACGAAAGGCACGGGCGGAAGATTGAAAGCGCAGGGCTTAAGCCACGGCGTGCCCGATTTAATGATCCCCGTGCCGAGCGGCGGGAAGCACGGATTGTTCATTGAAATGAAACGCCCGAAGCCGATGGGGAAACGCCCTACGGATGCCCAGCTCAAATGGCTGGAGCGATTAAATAAAAACGGGTATCTGGCGGTCGTGTGTTACGGTCAGGACGAAGCGAAAGAAACGTTAAAAACGTATTTTGGTACGAAAAATTAACATATACAAGGAGACACTATGGAAACCACAAATACCAATTATCGGCAGTTGATGCTGACAGACAGCGGAGAACTGACGCTGGAACAAAAGCAATTTGTTGACCTGCACAAGCGTATCTGCTACGATTCGCAAAAGGCCACGGAGTATATCGTGGACATGGCGCAGGGGATACGCGAGATGAAAGAAAGCAAGCGTTACCAAACGGCGGGATTTACGAGTTTCGGGGAGTACACGGAAACAGCGCTGGGGATCAAAGAACGCCAGGCGTATAATTACATAGCGGTGATCGAGAAACTTCCCGAAGGCTTTGTGAAAGCGAACGCGGAGATCGGCGTCACGAAATTGGCGCTCTTGACCTCGGTGAACGAGGAAGAACGTGAGGAAATACTCGAAAAAATCGACATTACGACGGCAAAAACAACGGAAATCAACACGGCAGTAAAGGAAGCGATTGCAGCGCGGGAAGAAGCGGAAAAACAGTTATCTCTGTTATCGGACGAAAAGGCGGAGGTAGAACAAGAGAACGAGAAATTAAACCGCGAATACGCGAAAATCGCCAAAGACCTCAAATCCGAAAAATCCCGCCAAAGCGAGTTATTGAAAGAAAAAGAAATGCTGGAAAAGAAGTACGCGGAACTGGAAGCGTCAAAGCATACGGTAGCCTATCAACCTGACATGCAGACTGTTACGGAGTTGAAAGTCGCGACCGAAAAGGAAGCGCAGTCCGCGGCGAGGATAAAGGAACTGGAAGCGCAGATAGAAACGCTGAAAGCGGCACCGAAGCCCCAAGCGGAACCCGCGCGGGTTGAAATTAAGGACGACGCCATCGTGCGGTTCAAGGTTAAATTCAACGATTTTCAAAATTTGCTGGATAACATGTCGGACCTGATAGAGGATATGGAAACAGAGCAGGCGGGGAAATGTAAAAACGCAGTGAAGATCGTATTTGAGGACAGTATATTCGGGGAGACGAAATGAAAGCGAACGAATTTATCGAAATGCAGAGACAGGACATCGAGACGGAAAAACCCGCGGAAAAGAAAATATTAAGAGAATTGATTGCGGCGATGGAGGCGGTGCTTGCGTACCACCCCGAAACGGAAATCGATTCGAAAAAGACGGCCGCGGAGTGTTACAAACAGATGTATTCCGTGGCGAACAAGAATAAAAAGGACGGGTATTACGTATTCACGCCGACGGGGACAATGAAGTTTATCTGCGGGTATTTAGGCGTCGCGGAAATTCCGATTTACCCCGCCGCGCCGGCGACTACAGGATCGGAAAAATCCGAAAAGCCCGCAAAGGAAGCGAAAAAGCGTCGGAGCTTGGAGGATTTCTTCTGATGCGGAAATATACGTTAGAGTGGTATTTATCAATCCGCCGCATGGCGCCGAAATCGGAGATCGCGGACTGGACGGTTAAAAACGTCATGACGAATTATTTCCTGTTTGACGTTGCGGCGGATAAAAAACACCGTATAGGCGTATGTACGGCCTGCGGGGAGCGGATACGGCCCGACAAGGCACCGAAAGGGAAATATATCCTCTGTCCGCAGTGCGGAGCGAGGATCAAAGCGACGGAGCGGGCGGAAATGACAGGCGATTTTCAAAATTACTTTGTAGGGTATTTGGAAAATTACGGGGAATTTCTGTTACACCGCATTTTCCGCGTGGCGCGTGAGCTGTGGCCGAACGGCAAGCAAGAGGCGCATATCGAGGAAGCGCAGATGGAGGTTTTAGGCCTGCCGCTAAAACAAAGATACACGTACAGCATGGTGTTTTCGCGGGAGACTCGCTATAAAAACGACAACGGGTTTACGAGATATGCGGTCACGAAAGGCGGTAGTCATGCCGAGTATTGGGAGCGGGGCACGATCGGCGGATACGGCTGTAACGTTTTTCAACTCACTCGTCAGACGTATCCGTATAATCTGAAAACGGAATTGAAAGGCACGCCGTTCGAATACAGCCAGCTTTGGGAATTGGCGGAAAGCGGCGAAAAATTCAATTTATATAACGCATTGATGGGGTATCTCCGTACGCCCCAGCTGGAATATCTGATCAAACTAAAACTTTACCGTTTGGCCGCGGGATATATCCGTTACGGCTTATATTGCAATCATAACGAAAACAACGTCATCAGATTTTTAGGGCTGAAATCGTATCGGGAACTGAAATTTGCGATCGAGCAAAATATGAGCGTCGGTGAATTCGAGGCGTATCGGGAACTGCTTAAAAAGAATATTCCCTACACGGAAAAGAACGTCAAAATCTATCGTGCGATGAAATGGCACGGCGATCGGATTGAGGGAATAGAAAAAGTCATATCAATCGAGGGACTGTACGATTACTATAAAGCGCAAGCCGACCGTCGGAACGTATCGTTCCGCACGTTTATCGGAGATTACGCGGATCATCTTCGGGATTGCGAGACCCTGCGTTTGGACATCTCGGACACGATGTACGCAAAGCCGAAGAATTTCTACGACCTGCACACCCGATTATCGGCGGAAGTAACGGCGTTGCAAAACAAAGAAAAATACGAGAGATGCGATAAACGTCTGGCGATGGAGGAGCATTATGGTTACACAAGCGGCGAGCTGGCGGTGATCGTACCGAAAAAGGCAGAGGAAATCGTTGTTGAGGGTAAAATACAGGGGCATTGCGTGGGCTCATACATAGACCGAGTGACTGACGGAAATAGCGTGATCGTATTTGTCCGAAAAACGTCCGCCCCGACAGTGAGCTACTATACCATGGAAGTCGATCCCAAGACCATGACGGTGGTGCAGTGCCGAGGCTATAAAAACGGTGTCATGACGCCCGAAGTAAAGGCTTTCGTCGAAGAATATAAATCGAAATGCCTTGCGAAACTGAAGAAAAAAGCAATAAAGATAAAAGCGGAACAGCCCATCTACGTACCGGTGGCGGTGTAGAACACGAGACGCGGACGGGTTTGCAGTTAAATGCAAAAACTCCGTCCGCGCACATGGACGGGAAGTAGGGAAAGGAGACAGAATGAAAGTATATCTATATCCGACGAAGTGCAACATATGTGGCGGAAATGTGATTTACACCGAAAACGATAAAATCTACGGCAGACGGTACGGAAGTGGATATTGCTATTTTTGTACGGAGTGTGGGGCGTATGTGGGAACGCACCGCCCCCGACCGAGGCAGGCGTTAGGGTTATTATCTAATGAGCGCATGAAAAAGGGAAAAATCGCGTGTCACGAAATATTCGACAGGTTATGGCATAACGGGGTAGAGCGAAAAAGGCTGTACGCAAAATTAGCGGGAGAAATGAATATTCCCGTTAAAGAGTGCCACTTCGGGTATTTTGATATGGAGCAGTTAACACAAGCCTACAAGATTTTGAAGTCATGGGAGAAAAGAAATGAAAGCGATATTAATGAGCGTACGCCCTGAATGGGTCAGAAAGATTGAACACGGGCAAAAGACGATTGAGGTCAGAAAGACCCGTCCGAAGCTGGAACCACCATTTAAGTGTTATATCTATATGACGCTCGCCAGGCCATACTGTTTTGAATTTGCGGGAGATGGAATGATGAAAGCAAAAAACGGCAAAGTCATCGGCGAGTTCGTATGCGATAGGGCGGAAAGATTAAGATATCCCGAGGACGGTTTCGCTGATGTTATTGACTTAAAAATGAGCTGTTTATCGGCGGAAGAAATCATTAAGTATTCTGACGGAACTCCGCTTTACGGCTGGCACATTTCGGAATTGAAAATCTATGATAAACCGAAAGAGTTGGGAGAGTTTTCCTCCGCTTTATCTCTTAAAGATATTCGCTGTAAACACATCGAGAAAAGATATAAAACATACAACGGAAAGCCGTATATAAAATGCACTTTGCAAAATTGCGTTTGTGAGTTTAGGCGGCTTGGAACGCAAACGGACTGCGACGGCTACGAGATGTTGAAAGAGCCTGCTCGTCTAACAAAGGCTCCGCGCTCATGGTGTTATGTTGAAGAATTGGAGGACTGAAATGAAATTTTGTTTTGGCGATATAGTAGTAGTTGAGGGAGGTTTAATCGGCGTCGTCGTGAAGAGCTGGGGAAAAAGTTTTCTTGGCAAACCGAGAAATTATGATGTGTATGTCCGTAGCTGGAACATCATACAGAACTACGACGAGGAAGATATTGAGCGGTATATGGTAAGACATAAAGAGTTAACTAAAGAAGAATTGGAATATCAAAGGAACGCCTTGAAGGACTGAAATGAACAAGGAAAAGCTGATTGAAGAAATGGCTAAAATCATAGCGACGGCGAAAAATTGTGAAGCGTTAGCGCTAAGCGAGTGTATTAATCGAGATTGTAAAATTAAAAAAGAATACGGTTGTCGCTCTTATTTTCAAGCCGAAGACCTCTACAACGCAGGGTATCGGAAAGCCGAGGAAGTGAGAGCGGAAGCGGTGAAAGAGTTTTTAGCTCCTCACGCTTCGCAGGAGAGTGAAACCGAGCCGTCTCGAGGAAACACCCGAGGAGAGACGAAAACGAAGCAGAAGCCTGTTTTAACGGCTTTGGACAATGACGACGACATTCCCTTTTAAGGAGCTGCCATGCGAGCGAGAATAGAGACGGTCACGGATAATTTACGCCGTGGGACGGCACATACGCTTTACACGCCGACGGCGGAGGCGGAGATTTGTTTGAACTGTCCGTTGAAAGAGTGTAAAAAGAGCGAGTGCGAGAGATTTAAGGAAGAGAAAAGAAAGCTGAAAGCAAAGTGAGGCGGAAATGAAACAGGGGCACTATTTGACGATAGACAAAGCGTTTCAGAATTACTGGGAAAACAAAGAATACCTCACCAATTACCCGTACCCGCATGCGGTTAATTATCAAAAAGCGCGGGTAAAGGGCGACTGTTACAAAAACATTCCCGAGCAGCTGATTTTATCCTGTATCGACAAAGTCGAGGACATACAAAAACAAGTCGATTTAGTCGAGGAAACCTATAAATATTTCAAGCACGAAGGACAGCTTCGGGATTTATACATAAAGATCATCTACATGAACAAGCACCGTTGTACGAATGTAAGAGCCTGTTATGAAATCGGAATCGATGATCGTACGGGGAAACGCTGGAAAAAATGTATTTTCGAGAAAGCGGAAACAATCGGCCAAGAATTAGGCTTTTTCAAGTAAAAAATGAAAAGGGGACAAAAGTTGTCCCTTTTTTTGCTTTTTGATATGTTATAATGCTATTATCAAAACGAATATCCGAACGGTCATGCGGGTATTTGTTTTGGAAATAGTTTCTCCCTGTGTAGCCGTCGGCGTTAAGTCGGCGGTTTTTCCGTGGGGAGAATACGAAAGAAGGGATATATGGAACTGAAAGTTTTACAGATCGAGAATGTGGCTATTTCGGAAATCAAGCCCTATGAATACAACGCGAAGAAACATGACGAAAAACAAATCGTGAACGTAGCGGAAAGTATTCGTCAATTCGGCTGGCAACAGCCTTTGGTATTGGATAAGGATAAAGTGATCATTATCGGCCATTGTCGGTATTTAGCGGCAAAAAAGCTGAAATTGAAAACCGTACCTTGCAAGATCGCCGCCGACTTGACCGCCGACGAAGTGAAGAAGCTCCGAGCTTTGGATAATAAATTAAACGAGAGCGAATGGAATCTGGATATGCTGTCGTTAGACATCGGGGGCTTGGAGTTCAAGGGCTTTGACATAGATTGGGGAATAATCAAGCCCGACGATTTCGGAACGGAATTTGCGATCGCAAGCGGGGATAAATCGGTAATGGAAACGATGACGTTTACGCTCCATCACGAACAGGCGGAACTGATCCGTAGCGCGATGGAAACCGTCCTGAAAAACGAGGAGGCGCAGGAGGCGTTCGGGAATACCAACAGGAACGGGAACGCGATTTACGAGGTGGTGCGGCAATGGGCAGAGCTAAAGAAATAGAGCTTCGGGTAATCCCGGCAAGCATAGCGAATCCGTTTGTAAAAAAACACCATTACAGCGGAAAGGTCGTCAATAACAGCAAGGTGCATTTCGGCGCGTTTTTGGACGGAAATCTGCATGGGGTAATGAGTTACGGCAGTAGCACCGACAAATCAAAAATAATCGGCTTGGTGGAGGGTACGGGCTGGAATGAGTTTTTAGAGCTCAATCGCATGGCGTTTGACGATTACCTGCCGCGAAACAGCGAAAGTCGATGCATCGCGCAAAGTATCCGCCTGATCAAGAAACAAGCCCCGCATATCAAGTGGATTATCTCTTTTGCAGACGGCTGTCAATGCGGAGACGGGACAATCTATCGGGCGAGCGGATTTATATTAACGGGGATAAAACCGAACAAGAGCATTATTCTTTTTCCCAGCGGTCACCGTATTGCACAAATTACGGTTACGGCGGAATGGAACAGCCCGCAGATGAAAGAAGAATGCCGATTGCTCCATGTCGAGCATAAATACCGACCTGCATCGGAATATATCAAGCTCGGGGCGAAGTATCTGTCGGGGTATCAATTACGATATATTTATTTTATCGATAAAAGCTATCGTGAGCGGCTGACGGTAAAGGAACTGCCGTTTGATACGATTGATAAAATGAACGCGGGAATGTATAAAGGCGAAACGATAAGTCTGAAAGCCAGACGCGAGGAATAACCCGCGTCTTTTATGCGAGTATAGTTTAACGAAAGAACGGCATTTTTCCAAAATGCAAACGGCGGTTTAACTCCGACCTACTCGCTCCAAAAGGTCGCAAAAAACAGCCTTCGAGGTCGTTTAGAGTAAAATAAATCCCGTATTTTGAAGAAAAGGAGGGCTATTTTGAACGCTGAAAATCTAACAAAAATCAATCGAAGCCCGAGCGAAGCCCGAGAAAACGGGTCTAAGGGCGGAAAACAGTCGGGGAAAGCGAGACGGAAAAAGAAGCAGATGAAGGACATGTTCGAGTATCTTTTGGGTCTGGACGTAACGGACGCAGAGTTGAAAAAGAAGATGTCGGAGATGGGCATAGACGACGGGCAGATGACCTATAACGCTATGGTCTGTTATTCTATGCTCCGAATGGCGTGTGCGGGAAGCGTGAAAGCCGCGACGTTTATCCGAGATACGACGGGCCAGAAGCCGCAGGACAACGTGAAGATAGAGGGCACGGTGGAATCGAGACTGCGAGTGCCGCAGAATATTTCGAAGTTGACGACGGAGGAGCTGCGTGCGATAGCGGGGATAACGGTTCCCGAGTGCACGGAAACGACGGAATATGCCGAAGAGCATGAGTGACGCAGAGCGTAAAGCCCTGCGTTTTTTGGTGGACGTAGAGCGTTCAAGGCGCTCGTTTTGGGACTATTGCAATGTGCTCGCGCCCGATTTCTATCTTCCCGACCGCGGTTATCTTTATCGAGTTTGTATGCAGCTGCAAGACTTTCTATATAACGACGTCGGCGTGTTGATAGTCAACGCCCCGCCGCGGCACGGCAAATCCCGCACGGCGGGGAAATACGTCGAATGGGTCATGGGGAAAGACCCGACGTTCAAGATCATGACGGGCTCGTATAACGAAACGCTTTCGACGGTGTTTTCGTCGTCCGTCAGAGATACGATCTCCGCAAGCAAAGTCAATCCCTATGACATCGTGTATTCGGACATTTTCCCCGACACGAAGATCAAGCGCGGCGACGCGGCGAAGAATATCTGGTCGCTGGAAGGCTCGGAGGTCAAGTCGTATTTAGCGACGTCTCCGACAGGTACGGCGACGGGTTTCGGCGCGGATATGCTCGTAATCGACGATATCATTAAATCGGCGCAGGAAGCCAATACAACGGCAATATTGGCGAAACATTGGGATTGGTTTACAAACACGATGTATTCGCGATTACAGGGACGGCGGAAGATACTCATTATCATGACGCAGTGGGCGACGAAAGACCTCGCACATAGGGCGGCAGAGCATTTCCGATCGATAGGCGAGAAAGTCGAGCAGATTACCTTAAACGCCTTACAGCCGAACGGGCGCATGCTGGACAAGCGGATTTTGCCGCGCAGAGTGTACGACAATCTCGCAAAGACGCTTGCGCCGAATATCTTTTCGGCGAACTATAAGAACGTCGCCGTTGACCTCATAGACGGTGTGTATGGCGCGTTTAAGACGTATAAGCTGTACGAGCTGCCCGAACGGTTCGAGAAGATATGTTCGCAGACGGACACGGCGGACGAGGGCGGGGATTACTTATGTAAAATCATTTACGGGCGTTATAAAAACCTGCTGTATATGTTGGATGTTTACTACACGCAGGAGAAAATGGAAGTAACGGAGATCGAGGCTGCGAAACGGAGTTTGCAGTTCAACGTGCAGTATGACGACACGGAGAGCAATAACGGCGGAAAAGGCTTTGCGCGGAACGTAGAGCGGAAGTATAAAGAGCTTGGCGGAACGCTGGCGCGGTTTAGTTGGGAAGCGCAGAAGCGGAACAAAGAAGCGCGGATATTGACGAACGCGACGGGCGTGAATAACACGGTTGTCATGCCTTGCGACTGGGCGACGCGCTGGCCGGCGTTCTACAACGACGTAACATTATTTTCACGGACGGCGAAGAACGAACACGACGATGGGCCGGACTGTCTCACCCGTTGTTATGAAAAAGAGTTTGAGAAGCCGCGCGTTACATTAAAACAAGTGAGGTATTGAGGTGTTGTATAATCTTAATTTTTTAAGGCGTGGAGAGGTATTCCCGCCGCGGGAGGAACTGGAGCGGCTGGGGGGTTACCGCCGAAACGATATGCTTTTGCACGACGAGCCGGGGGCGG